ATATTCTGTATTGTAAGGGGTAACCAAAGAGGTACTTGATCTTCCATAATCATCCATGTAAACTATGCCAATCTCATATCCTCTATTGCTATGTAAACTTCTTATCGTTCCTGAAGTCTGATAAGCCACTTCAGCATCTATAACTTTTAAAACCTCATAAACACTTTGAGTTGGAGCGGCCGTATCATCAACAAATCTAATAGCAGGGAATTGAAATTTAATAAAACTCGAAGCCGGAGTAGCTATTACAGCTATCGGCTCTAAATCAGCTGATATACCGCTTTGAAATTTAGTCACACTTCCCGGTACGTTTGCAGTAGCTAATGTTGTTGGAACAACGCAGTTAACTTGATCTGTAAATGTTGATCCATCGCAAGATGTCTGATCGCCTACAATTGGTGAAAATACAGGTAGTATATTCAATGCATTACCCACAGCATTTTGAAACTCATCACTTGTGGCCATTGCATAAACAGATGGATAACTATTCAATAAAATGAAAGTAAAATTCACATCCAAATCTCCTGTTGTAGCTGTAGGAAGTGGAGCGTCACCATAGAAATATCCATGCGTAAGAGTTGCGTCAATACTAATTGATGATCCTGAGGCGAGAGAAACTCCACTAAAGTCTATGGATAAAACAGTGTTTGCAAAAGTACCACCACCACCAAACGTGTAGTCACCTGATTGAAAACTGATTTTACTATCAGGAAATACATCATAATCAATAACGCTACTAACCAACTCAGTTTGAAATTCTAATCTTGTAGGTGAATTATACTGAGTGATAAGATCATATCCCTCAACATAGTTTCCAAACATTAACCTATTACCCATTATAGTTTGAGCCTTGGCTAATCTTGGGACATTATCGTAAAGTCTTAATATTTCAGCTTCAGCAAGAATGGTGAATATCTTACTATTGTTAAATGTAAAAGATTGAATACTGTCATTAGGTAATCCGAGTTCTGCTTTATCAAGCTTTTCAATAATCTTAATTACATTATTATCAGACTGCTTAAACAAAAGATCAATGCCAACAACAAGCGGACTTCCTGTATCGTAAGATATAATGGCTGTATTAAAGCGATTAACCATTCCTTCATTTAGATAGCTATTAGAACTAAAATCAAAGTTCTCAGGAGAAAAAGCTATATCAGACCATTGCGAAGTAGCTGAATACTCACCATCGATATACTTATATCTATAAGCAAAAGAAACAAACCTTTCAGTTAAGTAATTATTATCATCACCCTGTTTAATAAGTTGAATAGTGGGAGATTGCGTAGGAGGTCTTTTAATTACAAGAAGAGACTCTCTCAATAAATCGGCACCATTAATACTTCCCGCGTCAATATTAGTTATTGAATCAGGAGATGGATATGTCCTTACAACATTAATAACCCTTGGAGGGTTGATATCATCTGTAAAGAAAAGAAGATCTCCAATTTTATTTACACCTGTTATTAAATAACTCGGATTAAAATTCAATGTTGTTGATATATCACCTCCATTATTCACACTAATAACGTGATACGTAACTATAGTTGTTAAAGTATTATACGATACAATTAAATCTAACTTACCTGTAAGAGCAGTCTCAAAATTAGGATCATGAACAAACCAATACAGAGTCTCGTTAGCACCATCAGCAAAAGCTCCAATACATTTAGCTTGAGCACTTAAGGGTATTCCATTAATGTATGTTAATGCGGTTAGGGATAAGTTACCTTTTGTATTTTCAACAACTCCCATCTCAGCCTGCTCAGTGGATCCCATCCGAACATTCATAGCGTCAATGTATTGACCATCGGGAACAAGTCGTTCGTCAACGACCTTGTTCATTTTTCCGGCTGTAAAATTTCTTGAAAGATTTGCCATGCTTATTTGATCATCTTATCCATTCCTCTTAAGTTCATTAACAAACGTCCGGGATGTATATTACTCATTCTTATTTTAGCGTTCATTAAGAGAGCTTTTCTACGCTTCCTTGCTCTTGCCACTACATACTCCTGAACTCCTAATTTTGAGCTTAATATCGCATATTCAATCTCAGCATAAATATAATCCTCGAAAAGCTTATTCACACTCACCAATGAATCATCACCATTCTCCATTCCGTCCGATATATACTCAAGCACACAAAGCTGTCCCGACATTAATGAGTCAAAGTTAATCACTCCCGCCTTCTTATCAATCGTAAAAGTTGGATTATAATTAGCTGTCTCAGTATTTAATCCATAAGCAGCGCCAATAGAGTAATCAAAATACCAATTATCATCAATACACCATCCCCAATAATTATCATATGGGTGGTTTCTATTCAAATACAAACTCTTCTGAGTTCCTTTAATCCTTTCGTAATCAAGCGTTGAGCTTTGAGGTTGTAAAATATTCCCGTTTATGTCGAAAAGAATATTACCTGAATTATCCTGAAGGTAGGCATTGGATGACATGACTTGAATATTCTCAGTCAATGGTCTTAGTACGCCATTCTTAAGCATTGACACTCTCACCCAATTAACAAAGTCAGACGGTAATACAAATCTCAATGAGTCAGCAACGCTAAGTTCTAATACTTTAACTTCTTTAAAGGCGTCATAGTTTAATTCTTGAATTGCTCTCTTGGCGTGAAATAAAATCTTGTACCTCTCCTCGTTGTTAACCAAAGAATGATTGCCCGCATACATTAACATGAAATTGTTTACAATGTCGAATAGACTTACGTACTGATAAGATCCCCAATTTTTATCTTGAGGATTGTTTCCGTTATTATCGTAGTACTCGTACTGAGATATATATGCCATTGGTTATTTTATTGAGGTTGTTGTTCTTTGGCTATAGCAAATTGAGTTACCTGAGTTTCTCTAATAGAGATGCCACAGTATTGCAAAATCTTCATAGCTAATTTATATTCATCTTCAAGTGGTAATTCAAAGTCTTGATAGTCAGGTTGACTCTGATCGAAAGATGGCTCACCTCCCGTTAATGAAATATACGTCCACTTTGGATCTTTTGGAAATCTGAAATAAGTAGCTTTAACAGCTCCATACCCATTTATAGTTTCAGGATAAACATTCATTGAAGTCTCGGTTATTGTGTACGCCGGATAAGTTAACGTAGGCTTTGTCAAGTTCGAATAGTTGAGAGACGATATTTTACCTTCTATAACTTTTTCGAATTCAGCATAATCATTCGGATTATAAATAGCGTAATCTTCTCCTGTATTTAAAAAAATATCCTTATCAATATACACACCATTATTAACAACCCCTGTTATAATAGCAGTTTGCATTGTTGTTAAATTGAAAATAACATAACCGGGGAATACAACATTTACAAATACAAATGATGTATCTTTCATCATAAATGGATTCAACAAGTTATTAATACCTTGTCTTATCTTAGTAATTCTAACCACCTTGTTTATCATAAAAGCATCATCGCCGGTTGTTGTTAATGACGGCATGAAGTAGGCATTGTAAGGATCTTGAATATTAAGTTGGTAATTATATATTGTTTTAGGGAACAGATATTTTGATGACAAGAAAAACTCAATAACTTCTTCGTTAGCTTTTAAAAGATCAGCATAATCAGATCCAACAGCTCTGCTGTTTTGACCGTTTATTAACTTGTTGTAGTTACTAAAATACTCCTCGAAGATTTCCATCTGCGCCTGCTTGGCGTATAAGTTGAAATCAGATGGGGAAATGTACCCGTAGTTGTTCTTATTCAAAACCGATAATACGGTATTCCTTACTGAATTGATCATGGTTTATTTTTTACAAATATAATCAAAAAAAATAGGGGCTTTATCAAGCCCCCACCTTTTTAATCAATCATCAAATCACTCTTCAGAGAGGTAACCTTCTAACATCTTAAGAGCATCCAATCCCTCGTCACTCTGTAAGTATGCACATGCTGTATCATATGCATCAGAGTTGAATGGAATAGAGCACATTTTCTTTTTATTTGTGGGTGTACTAAAGTAGATATCCTTATCTCCCTTCATTACAAGAAGGCTTTTATCAAAGAATATTCTCACTTTTGCTTGGAACTTTAATTCAGGATCATTGATAACGTCCAAGAATATCTGAGGATCTTGCTTAGCAAAAACTAAGATATCTCTTTTCATTTCAGCTGTTGAGATAAATGATGGATCCTTGCCAAAGATTACACGAGTAATCATCTCCATCTGACTAATGTCAAGACTTCTTGCCTCAATAAGCGCATCAACCTCTACATTTAAGTCAGCAACTTCTTTTGAAGCGTCTCTTTCTTTATCTACTTCAGCGAATGTGATTCCGTTTTGCGGATGATAATGTAAAAATTCCTGAAGGACAGGATTATTTTTTGGAACGTTTAACATTCCATCTTCAAAAACAATAGGTTCCAAAATGGGATTAGAGTCTTGCTCATCTTCAAAAGGAGACTTTTGATTTATAGCGTATCTTAAAATTCTATTTTGATTTTTTTTCTCATCAAACCACATTAAGGGGAAACGTGGATTATTTCGAGATGCTAATACGTAAGTTAGTGGGGATCCGTTTAATAAACGGTATGTTTTGTCTTTAATGACTTTTTCTTTTGTTGCCATGATTTTATTGGATTTAAATTTAAAAAGATAAAAGGAAGCGCCCATATAGACGCCTCCTTTTTATTAATTAAGATTATGCACCGTAACGGAACAATACGAAGTTGTTAGCTCCCAAGGTGCAAACGCAACGCTCAGAAAGGAATTGAACTTCCATTGCATCAAGATCGCTTGTAGAAGCACCACCGGCAGAACCTGTGATCCAAGTCTTGAAACGACGATTCTCGCTTTCAGAAGCGCGATAACGAACGTGCAAGAATGGACGCTTAGCGTTTTTACCCATGATTTGGTCATATACAGTAGTTGATCCTGCAGGAACCAACAAACCTGTGATTGCACCTGCACCTGCTGTGCTTAAATCACCACGCATTGTTGGATCATTCAAGTACTTCCAATCAGTCTTGTAGAAGTCATAACCACGACGGAATCCGCTGAATCCAAGATTCAAAGCCATGTCAACGTCATTGTCAAACAATCCATAAGAAGCTGCTTGAGATGCTCCTGTAGTAGCGTAACCATTCAAGGTAGCCAACATGTTGTCAATTGCAAATCCGAATTCACGATTAACAAAAACAACATTCTCTTCAATAGCTCCTTGCTTATCTAAACGGCTCACAATCTGATCCCAATCCTGTAATGTGGTAGGATTTCCACCACCCCATACGTTACCACGATTGTTGACAGCGTAGAAAACTCCTTCAGATCCCGCTTCGTTAGCAGCGCCTGTAGCTAAATATGTTGAAGCACCTGATCGTGAAGCAGCAGGTACTGCCTCCATCATTGAAGTCTCCATATAATCTTCAAAGCGCAGACGAGTCTCATGCTCAGACTTTAAGTACCACAAATAACCGGTAGCTCCGTTCTCTGTAGTTACTTCAACCCATCCGATTTGAGCCATGTCAGATCCATTTACAGCATACTTATCTTTTAAGATAATAGGCTTGTTAGAGAAGATTGTGTCTTCAGATTCCAAAGAGCCTTCCATTCCGGTAGTTCCTTTTTTAAACTCAGAACCATAAATGAATACTGTACAGACGTTACCGTTTGCAACATTGATTGATGTTTCATAGAAAGCAACGTCAAATGTCAAAGCGTTAACAGCTGTTACAACAGCTTTGTTAGATGCGCCACTTGTATTGTTTTGAATGAAAACAGTTTGGTTCTTTCTGATTGCAGTAGTACTAACACCGACATCACTGATAGTGAATCTTGCAGTTGTTCCTGTAACCAATGAAGCGGTGCAAGTCTTGTACTTAATGTGAAGACGACCTTGCTCTGCCCATTTGATTTGGTCAGAAACTGAAGGCATCTCAGCACCAACCATTCTTAAGAATGATGATACTGTACGATTACCATAACGCTCAAATTCCTTCTCGTAAGTATCAGGAAGATACTGAGTTAAGAAGTTGAAATCTTTGATGTAGTTTGTTTCCAAAGCTACGCGCTCAGCAGCGGGCTGAAGAGCGAGTGGAGGAGTTGCTAAAATACCCATGTTTTTAAGTTTTTAATGTTTACAATTTTTTTGCGCTTCGAATTTTTAATCCCCTTCCGGAGTCAGGATTCAAAGCTTTAACCTGAATACCATCCGTACCTTTAGTTACCTCAGGTGCTCTGCGTTCAGACATATTAGTGTTTTTTATCTTACGCGCAACATCGTCGGTAGCCTCTGCCATTCCTTGCTCGTAGAAGAACTTGGCAAATTTTTCCGGATTCATAGCGATCGCTAACGATTTATGATAACCAACTGAATCTTTAATTAAACCATTCTCGTCCAAAAACTTCTGAATGAAGTTTGCTGGATTTGATTGATTCTTTTTAAGCTCAGTAGCATCACCGGGTGAGAAAACAATTTTACGATTATCAATATCAAACTCAAAACCTTTGAATTCTTTACTGAATATCTCGTCCGTTTTTTTGTCAAACCATTGACGCTTACGGTTATTTTCCTCCTCGACTGTTTTCGATTTGGCTACATATTGTTTGTAAAGCTCGAACTCTTCTTTTTCTTCATTAGAGATACCCGCCTGTCTTGACTCAAGTGGCGCTTTATATTTCTCTTTCTGCTCGTTGAAGAATTTCTTCGCTTCGGCAACAATTTTCTTTTTTGCAATCTTTATTTTCTTAACTGTTGACTCATCATCAAGGTCTTCATCGTAATGATAGTCAGACATTAAAACATCAATGTCCTCATCATCAAGACCTTCTTGAGTTGTCTTTAGGTAAGATCTCAAAAGATTATCAGGATTCATGGAATCTACATCCTCCTTAAGTTTTAAGAAGTCTTCAAATCCACGGCCTGTTTCTTTTCGATACTTCATATAAGCAGCCACATCCTCAGGCATTTCTTCAGCCTGACTACGCTCAGCCATCAATTCATCAAATGAGTTGATTTGCTTATTGTATCTTTTCCCAATATATGAAAGAACGTCTTCTTCTTTTAGTTCAGGTACATCAATTGTTCTGTCGCCACTTCCACTTCCATCTCCTTCACCGTTTCCGGCCTCTGCTGCTGCTGCTTCTGCTGCCGCTTGTTCGGCTTCATGGTTAGCAAGCACTGCTGCTTCTTTCTCAGCTACACCTTTTGTTTCTTCAGGTTCAACTAATTTTACTGATTTAAATTCCATTGTATTTAGATTTGATTTGTTGCAAATTTAAACAAAAATTTGATATTTTTTATCGAGGTTCAAATTCAGAGAATTCAAAGCCATCTAAACTATCTTCATTTGATTCAAAATTTACAGGAGGAAGATTATTTTTTCTCTGCTCAATAAGCTTTGACTGCTGAGTATTCTGAATACTGATACGCTTATCCTTAGCCTTCTCCTTGGTATCCTCCCTGTCTTTTAATAACTGAGTATTCATCATTCCGAGTTCTTTGTTGAATTGGAATTCTATCTGCATTAACTGAGATTTAAGAGAGGCCTCTTGTTTCATTCGTTCAATATCAAAAGCTATCTCAGCTTGCTTAATCTTGATCTTAGAATTAGTCTCCATATCAATCTTCTGCATAGCAACTTGACCTGCTAATTGCTGAGACTTAAGTTGCTGCTCTGATACAATAGCTTGCTTTTGCATATTCATCTTCTCTTCTCTCTGCTCCTTTTTAACTCTCTTCATCTTAAGCAGTTGATTAGCAAGCTTAATATTTCTTATCTCACGAATATCGATAGCGTCTTCAATATCGATATTACCACGAGACAAGGCCATTTGAATATTAGCTTCAAGCTGAGACTTCTGTTCTTCATCAGGAGATACCTCAATGAATATTCCAAAGTCGTATATGTAAAGATCTGATATCTCAGAAAGTATGGATACATTAAACCTTCCTATCTGATTAATAAACTCTTCTTTAAAGTCAGAGTATTCTAAAATGTCAGCAACACGATATGTAATTGCTTCAGCTAATGACCTATAAATAAACAACCCTCCTTCAAGAATGTGGCGTGTAGCTGTATTTGAATTAAGAGCGGCAAGCTTCTGCAGTCCAACCAATGAATTAGGATCAGGAGTAGATCCATCACGAGCCTCATTCAAGCCTGTTACTGTTCTAATCATATCCATATAGTGGTTATAATTAGCGATAAGCATCTGAGTCTTTGAGGCTCCGGAGTTAGATGTCAACTGAGTAATAGGAACTCGAGCGTTATTAAAATCACCATCTTGAGTGTAGCTTCTTCCAATCACACTACCTGTTTGGAAATACAATCTCAACGCATCCTCAGGATTGTATGCGGCTCCATTACCAAGATCAACTTCATTAAGCCCATCAGCATCAATGAATACGCCATCAGGCACAACACGAGCTATGACTTGTTGCAACTTGAGGTGAGTGATTTGAATCAAATCAGCAAATGGTATCATTCTTCTAACCAATGATTCAATAACACCTTTATACATTCTTGGGGCGCAAGCTACATACATTGGTAAGGCATGCTGAGACGCTGACTTAGGACGAACCATATTCTGAGCCATCTCCCATTTAAGGATGATGTTAGTACCCATAACCATAATTCCCTCGTACCAAACGTCAATTACTTTTTCAATCTTCTCGAAGTTACCTTCCTCCATCATTTCAACAGGAGGATTGAAATTATCATCTTTCTCAATTACACGAACTCCACCGTTATCAAGAATTTTCTTCTTGTAAACAATCTTCTTAGTTGTTTTATAATTGAAATAAAGAAGAGTACATGTATCTTTTGAGAACATGCTATTCTCATAAAATCTTGCGGTATTGTAGTAGTCATACCAACTCTGACTGTACTGAGATATGTTTTGCAAATCCTCATTAGTCAATGACTGATCAATCTTATATAGCTCTGTAATTGGAAGAGTCTTAATCTCGCCCCAATAAAAACAATCTTTAAAATAAGGATCCTCTGTATAGCTATAAACCACATTTGCAGGATCAACATAAGATACTTTAACTCCTGATCCGGGAAGAAACTCATGCTTAGCTACAGATATTCCAAGTACTGTTGCGTCATAATCAAGTCTCTTTCGAATATCTTGATAATGGTTCTCATCAAATATGGTATTAATAGCCTCCTCTTCCGCAATTTCAATAGCCGGCTTGTACTTAAGCTGCATATGCAATGACAACTCATCATCATTCTCAGGCAATTCATCAGGATCCATAATAAATGGATTTGCTCCCGTAGCTTTTTGAATGATCGTTAAACCTTCCTTGGACGCGGACTGAGCTTCAATCGTTTCTTGATACTGACTTCTTTTAGCTTGAGATAATGCGTCTTGAGCGTAAGCTTTTACTTTGAAAAGTCTATCAGACATTCCATTGACAACTATATCTACAAACTTCGGGATGATGGGAACAGGCGTCCAATCTAAATTCAAATACGATAAATCACCATCTACAGATAATTCATTTTTGTATTTACCAACTGACTGCTCTCCACGAGCGTATAATCTCAAATTATGAAAGTCTCTCCACTGAGAATAGTACCTACAAGAATTAGTATCTTTTCTGAACCACTCGTATTGAATAGCTTGACCTACCTGAAGACCGAATTCTTTTGATGCTTTCTCAGCATCAGTAGCGAATTGGCTCGGGAAACTCGTGGCCATGACATTTATAATTACTTCTTTCATTGAATCAATTGGCTTATTGTTCCATCATTTTTATATCTTGCGAAGTTAATACTTATTTTCCTTTCTTTTTTCTCAGGTACATAAAGATGTTTTTGGTTAGCCATGATTGCTAATCCTGAGCTTATAGATGCGTCAAACTTTGTTCGGTTGTTTATATCGAACTTAGCCCAATCCTCTAATGTTCTTGTAAACAACATACTCCCCATTTGATCAGGATCTCTATAATTTCCTGACTGATCCAAGCCGACATGTTTCTCGATGTAGGATTGAATAGCAGCAGCATGAGATTGCTTAACATCCTCAGAAGAGTTGGGTATTCCTCCAAGTTCACGCTCAGTATTAGATAGTTTGTTATATTGCTTATCAGGTCTATTCAAGCAGAAACCCCTATACCCCCTGTTCTTGAAATGATACAGTAATCGAGGTTTATTATTTTCAGCTAATATTGGCATCCCGTAGAATACACAAGCCATTAATACTTCTTCGAAAAATATCTCAGCCGTTTGTGGCCGGGCCACATATTCCAAGAAGAATTCATTTACAGGAGCCTCATCCATATGGAACTTTGTCATTCCATGTAAAGCTCCGTTAGATCCTCGTCCATCTACAACCGCAGAGATATCGTAAGAGTCACATCCAAAAGATCCGATATGCTCGTTACCCGGACATTTTGTTCCGTTTCTAAACTGCACGTTATTCTGAAGCCCCTTACTTGGTATCCAACCAACAAGGAATCTACCTCTATTATCAGGAGTAAATATAACCTCAGTATCTTTTACCCCATCTCTCCAAGAGAACGATCCTCTTGTAACATGACGCTCCATTATCAACGAATCATTATAATCAATCTGCTGATAGATCTTGGTTAAGTTAAATAAAGCTTGCTTGCTCTCATCTCTAAAAGCATGAGACTCTGTTCTTGGGAACTGACGATAGTATTCATTTAATGCGTCAGGATCGTTTTTAAGCGACTCAACCTCTGCTTCCCAATAATCTATAGCTCCATTTGATATCCATGTCATATCAACCCCTAAAACAGGCTCATCAGGTTTTCTAAACACAGGCTTTCCATATACGTCTATAAATCCCTCCATATTCCATTCCATTGGAATAAAAAGTTTATACAGACCTGACTTAGTTTGACCGTTCGCATTTCTTGATTGACAATCCGAATCTTCGTATAAGTCCTTAAAGTTCTGACCACCCTTACTTAATGCGTTTGAGGTAGATCCCATCATGCACTTACCAATGATTTTACTACCTAATCGCAAACATGTTTTTGTTACACGCCAATTCTCTTTAATATTGTTTGGTTTTATCCACTTTCCACTTTCATCATGGACTAACAACTTGAGCTTTTCACCATCGTAGGAGTTGTCTTCAGTGTTTTTCCAATCGATTGTTGTGTCAAGACCTTTTATTACTTCCTGAGTAAAGTCAGACATGTTCTTCTTCGTAATCTTTGAAGCCGGAACGCGATACGCCAATTCAGTTTTCGGCTTATCCATTCCATCCATAATAGGTTTGAAGAAAAAAGGAAGGCGATTATTAATCGGAACCACCTTATCGGTAAACATTTTCTTAGCATCAGATCCTGTCTTAGATAATATTCCAATACGTGAGTCACGTGCAAGCGTTCCAATATTGACACACTCAGATGATGACATAAATGAAAATCCGGATCGGCGAATCTTTAAGTATATCATCCCAAAACATCTTAGATCAGCCTTGCATGCTTCCCAAAATATCCAATAGATCCTGTTAGCTTCCCGGAAATCAGGGTATCCAACATCAATACTTGACCACTGTAGATACATCCAATGAGCCCCTGTAATATAGGTAGGCTCACCATTGTTCATGAACCAAAAGCCATCTTCGCGATAATCAAACTGATTCTCAATATAATCACCCCACTTACCTTTAAAGTCAGCAGCCATTTCATTCCATTGGAATCTGGTTTGAATTTTAGATAATGCAGGCG